TATGATAACTTTAATATCATGCGTGCTGTTAGAAATAGCAACGATGGTGTGCATGGTAGAGGGTTATTAGACGATAACGCTACACAAATTTCTAGTATGTACAATGCACTTGTATATGAAAATGGTGTAATCAGTAAGGGTGTTCGTAAAGGCTTCCTTAAATCTGAGGGGAGATTGACAGTAAAAGCACTTGAAGCACTCAAAAAAGCATGGCGAATGATGACGGCTAAACTTGGTACTAGCGATGTAATTGTACTTAATAAGGGTATTACGTTTGAAAGTGCTGATAGTACTGCCGTAGAAAACCAACTTAACGAAAGTAAGCAGACAAACGCTGATTTAATTTATAAATTGTTTGGTTTTACTGACAAAACATTTACAGATGAGAAAGCATTTAATATATTTGTTAAAACTACGATTATGCCAATCGTGAATTGCTTTGTTGAAGCTATCAATCGTTCGATGTTGCTTGAAACTGAAAAAGGTAATCTGTATTTTAGCTTAGATATGAATGATCTATTAAAAGCAGATATGCTTACACGATTCAATGCATATAAGACTGCATTGGATAGCAACTGGATTAACGTTGATGAAATTCGTCAACGTGAGGACTTATCCCCTATGGGTATCGATTTCGTAAGTATGAACCTTGCGAACGTATTCTATTATCCACAAACGAAGAAAGTGTACACACCAAATACTGGTGTACTTGGTGATTTAACTACACTAAAATCTGTGAAAGGGGGTGAGAATGATGAAAATTGAAGTCCGTAATGGTGCAGTTACGATTGAGGGTTATGTAAATGTTACAGAACGTTTAAGTAAACCTATTCGTGATGTAAGGGGTAATTTTTTAGAAAAAGTACAAAGTGGTGCGTTCAATTCTGCATTACAACGCAATAACAATGTAGAGTTACGCTTCAACCACCGCAGAAAATTGGGAGACCAACAAGACGGCTCACTTGAATTAAGAGAAGATAGCATTGGCTTATACGCAAAAGCTATTGTATCTGATGCGGAAGTGGTACAACTTGCAGAAAATAGACAACTTAAAGGCTGGTCTTTTGGTTTTAGAAAACTAGAAGATGCGTGGGATAAACAGGAAAATATGCCTGAAATTAGAACATTGAAAGCTATTGATGTAAGCGAAGTAAGTATTTTAAGCGTAACACCAGCATATATCGCAACATCAATTAGCATGCGTGCTGATGAAGGTGAAGATTTACTAGAATGTAGATCTAACGAAACCGCAACAGGCACATTGGAGTATGATATTGAAGAACGTGAGGCAGATGAAGAAGAAAAGCCTAATAATCAAAAATATCATGACATTTTAACTAAACTTAATGCATAGCATCCACCATATGTGGGTGCTTTTTTAATGAAAAGAGGATAGCATGAACTTAAAAAAACTTATTGAAAAACGCAATTCTTTGGTTGAAGAAATGAACAACCTTGTAAAAGTGGCAGATGAAGAAACACGTGCACTTAACGAAGAAGAAACAACAAAATTTGAAGGTCTACAAAAAGAAGTAGCCGACATCGACAAGACATTGCAACTTGCACAAGAAGAACGCAAATTGATTTCCGTAGGTTCTGATGATGAACCAGCTGATGCGGTTGATGCAAAAGCAACTGCACAAGCAGAAGAACGTGCATTTGCTAATTTCTTGCGTACAGGTGAAACATCTTTCTCAGATGTAGAAACACGTTCTGATGTAAACCTTTCTAAAGGTGATAACGGTGTAGTGATTCCTTCCACAATCGCAAGCCGTATCATTTCCACAGTAAAAAACATCGCACCAATCATTCAAAATTCTGATTTCTACGATGTAAAAGGTGATTTGGTATTTGCGGTTGAAGATGAATCCACATCTAAAACTACTTGTGCATACGTTGGTGAATTCCAAGAACTTGAATCTACAAGCGGTAAATTCAAATCCGTTACATTGAAAGGCAATGTAGTAGGTGTATTGACTAAAGTATCCAAATCTTTAATCAACAATGCAGGATTTGACATTGTAAACTACGTTGTAACTAAAGTAGCAGAAGCAATCGTTACATTCTTAGAAAACGAAATGCTTAATGGTAAAACTAAAATTGAAGGTATCTTGAACGCTACAAATGCAGTAACAGCTGGCGCAGCAAATGCAATTACTGCTGATGATTTGATTGATTTACAATTTGCAGTACCTCAAGTGTATCGTAGAAATGGTGCATTCATTATGAATCCAGATACTTTCAAAGCGTGTGCAAAATTGAAAGATTCAGAAGGTAATTACATTTTGAACAAAGATTTGACTAATGGTTATGGTTATACATTGTTAGGTCGTCCTGTATACGAATCTGATAACATGCCAAAGATTGCAACAGGCAAGAAAGTGGCCGTATTCGCAGACCTTAAAGGCTATGCAACAAAACTTTGTGGAGATAGTTCTGAAATTTCCATTTTAACAGAAAAATTCTATACACAATATGCAGTTGGTGTGGCTGGTTATGTTGAATGTGACGGAAAGATTGTAGATCAACAACGCATTGCAGTATTGAAAATGGCTTAACAGGAGGTAAATTCCTATGAAATATAAGGCATTAGTAAGTTTTAGTGGGGCGGTTACCGCCTCTCTAAAGCAAATCATTGAGATTAATGACGAAGAAATTGCCAATGACTTATTAAACGCTGGCTATATTAAACTCGTAAAAGACAGTAAAAACACAGAAAAAGACAGTAAAAACACAGAAGAAGAGGTGTAGAGGATGAAAGTTAGTGAATTAACAAAAGAAATAGTAGCTAACTATATCCGTGTTGAAATCACAACGCTTACAACTCCAATTCTTGAATTAGTACTACCTGCAGCAATTACATATTGTGCTACCTATACAGGGTTAGAACCTAAAGATTTAGACGAATATGACGATATGGCACTTGCAGTATTAGCATTGTGCGGTGAATTCTACGATAACCGCACATATACTGCAGTAGAGAACGCAATAGTGAACCCTACAACGAAAGCCATATTAGATAAGTACTCTATGAACTTAATGGAGGGGTATAAACATGTATCGCAAGGGTAGACTAAGCACACTACTGCAACATGAGGCAGAAATACATGCTAATAGGAAAGCCACAGAAATGAATGAACTAGGACAGTTTCCTATTGTGGATACTGTAATAGGCAATCTGTATTGTGGTGTAATACCACAGACAGGCACACTATTGAGCGGTAGAGTAGCCGATACCACACTAGCAAGAACAACTCATAAAATCGTATGCAGACACAGAGATGATATAACTCCAGATATGTGGTTAATCATTGAAGGGCAACGATATGACATTTTGTATGTTATGGATCCGTATCTTAATAAAGAGCGGTTAGAGATATTCACAGAGGTAGTTATCTGATGAGTGTTGATATTAAGACGGAAGGGCTTAGTGAGTTTTCAAAAGAACTCATGGATTTAGCGAACAAGAAATTTCCAAAGGATACGAAGAACTTCCTTCAACGTGCAGGGAATAAATTCAAATCCAAGGCGAAAGAAAATTATAAAAAAGGCACTACGCAAGGTACAAAGAACCTCATTAAAGGTTTGAAACGTGATAGAGCGTATAAGTACGGCCATGATGAATGGCAAGTGCGTGTTAAAAATACCGCACCACATGCGTGGTTAGTTGAACATGGTCATGTTATGTTGGGGCATAAAGACCAAGGCAAGCCTAAATTAATAGTTGCCAATACAGGAGAGGCTTTTGTACGTGGTAAAAATATCATGGGTAAGACAACCAAAGAATTTCCGTCAGAGTATCAATCCATGGCAAAAGAATTTATAGACAAAATGTTAGATGAAAAGGGGTTAGGCTAGTGGTTACTGCAGTAGACATTATCAAAACATTGACAGTGCGATGCCGTGAACTACTGGGATGTGATGTAAATGATAGAGATATATCAGAGGGATTTGAAAGGCCATCATTCTTTATTGAAATCGTAGACTTCAAGAATGAAGATATTGGGGAATTGTTAAGGGGAGATACACTTAACATCTATATCTACTATTTCAATGAAAAACGGCTAACAGGTTATTTAGATTTGCTGAAAGCTAGGGAGAGCATACGTGAATTATTGGCAACTCCATTGCAGATAATTGACGGATATAGCCTTACTGCTGATGAGATAGTAGAAACTATCAATAAAGCAGATATGACTTACATTACAAACTTTGATGTAACAATCTATCAACCAAGACCAGAGGCGGATGCACCTTACATGGAAGAATTGGCAATCAATGGGCAACAGTCCAGCGAAGAAAATCAATAATAGCACTCACACAGCGTGGGTGCTTTTTTAATGCAAAGAAAAGAGGTAAAACATGGCGATTGGCTTACCAAATATTGATATTGTCTTTTTACAAAAGGCAGTATCCGCAGTATTACGTTCTGAACGTGGTACTGCAGTAGTCATCTTGAAGGATGATACACAACCTACTGCAGGTTATGACATCTACAAATTCGAGGCTGACATTACAAAGAAAAAATTCACAGAAGAAAATGTGAAATTGTTGAAACGTTGTTTCTATGTAAACGTAAACAAATTAGTGGTAGTACACGTTCCGACATCTACAACAGAATTTGCAGATGTAAAAGCGGTATTAGACAAAGTGAAATACAACTGGGCATGTGCAGTTGAAAAAGATTGGCAAACAGAATTAGTATCTTACACAAAAAGCCGTAACGTATTGTCTAAAGGCCGTAAGGTAAAATGCGTAGTTGCTAATGTAACAGTAGCTGATGATAAACATATCGTTAATATGAAAGGCGATTATGTGCATGAGGCTGATGCGGATGCAACTACAACTGTTAAAATGACAGACTATTTACCACGTGTGGTTTCCATTTTGGCTAACTTGCCAATGAATAGAAGTATCACATACTACGAATTGGAAGATTTGGATTATGTAGATAACTCTTTCATTACAAATGAAAAGGATGCTAATAAATGGACTGATGAAGGTTGGTTACTTCTCATCAATGATGATGAAGATGCAGTGGTACGTGTGGGCCGTGGTGTAAATACATTGACTACATTCACATCAACCGATACAGAAGATATGCGTAAAATCATCATTGTTGAATCTATGGACTTGATGATGGAAGATTTGTATTCCACATTCAAAAAATACTATGTGGGCAAATACAAGAACCATTTGGACAATCAATATCTATTTATTTCTTCCGTAAACTCTTACTTCCGCTCCTTAACTAAAGTAGTTAATGGTGAAATTCTAGATCCAGAGTATGACAATCATGCTTATATCGATGTAGAAAATCAACGTGAGGCTTGGTTGAGCGTAGGTAAATTAGAGGCAGAAGATTGGGATGAAGATAAAGTAAAGAAAATGTCTTTCAAATCCACTGTATATCTTGCTGCTAAAATCAAAATTCTTGATGCTATGGAAGATTTATCCTTCCAAATTACGATGGAATAGGAGGTAAATTATGGCAAACAATAAAGAAATCCATAATCAAATCTTGCGTGGCCAGTTTGGTAAAGTATGGATTGACGGCGAGTTATACGCTAACGTTAAGTCTTTTGAGGCTAAAATCTCGCTAAAATATGAGGCAGTAGACATCAACGGCGAAATGGGTGTACATCAACGCTTAGTAGGGTTCGAAGGTGCAGGTACATTAGTACTTCACAAAATCGATAGCCGTGTAGCACAAAAGATTGCAGGTAAAATCAAGAATGGCAGTGTGCCAGATATTAAGATTGTATCTAAATTAACAGATCCTGATGTTAATGGTGCAGAACGTATCGAATTAACTAGTGTTACTTTGGATGAATTGGCACATGGATTTGAAAATAAAAAGGTTCAAGAAGAATCTTATCCATTCAAATTTGCTGATTACAACTACTTAGACTTGATTATTTAATAAATAGGGCGGTGCTAATGCATCGCCTTTCCTTTTATAGTGAGGAGGATAATAAATGGCTAAATTACAACTAGAAGATTTACTCAACAGAAAAATGCAAGAAGGGTTTCAATCCAAAGACGTATACGTTAAAGGGTTAGGCGGTGAATTAACTGTAATTCATCAACCACTACCTACAGTGTTGCGCATTATGGATGAAATCAAACAGGATGCTACGCTATCCACGGTGATGGATGCGATGGTACAACTTATCTATGCATGCGTGCCTTTGTTTAAAAGCAAGGAATTACAAGATAAATATGAGTGTGCAGAGCCTACAGATGTGGTTTATAAAGTCCTCAATGATAGCGTTGAAGATATTAGTGCATTAGGCGAATCAATCTTGGCAATGTATGGAATTACTAATCCAGTTGACGAAATAAAAAAGTAATAGAGGCGGACGAGGAACTATCTATGTTCCGCTATTACATGAATAAGGGCCATACATTATCCTCGTTACTTGATTTAGATCTAGTAGAAAAAACATTCTATTTAGCATGTTTCAAACTAGATATGGAAGATGTAGAAAGGAGCAAGCATGGCTAAAAGTATTAACGTACTATTGAGCCTTAAAGACCAATTCACCGCTCCAATGAAAAAGGTTGGTGATACAACCAAAGATACAGAACGCAAAATGACGGCCATGAAAAATAAATTAAGTAATTTCGGTAGTGGAATCAACAATAAATTCATGGGTATTGCTGGTAGTATTACTAAAATGGGATTAGCTATGACTGGCCTTAGTGCATTTGCTGGTGTAGGTGCTATTGTTGAGTACGGAAAGAAAGCCCTTGATGTGGCCAAACAGGCGGAATTATCTCAAACATTATTGCGTAATAGCTTGGCAAATAACAATTCATTGTATGATAAATCAACACAAGCACTTGATGCGGCACAAAAACAACTCAATGATTATGCTGCAAAATGGGGTAAAGTTGGTGTAATTTCCGCTGGTACTATTCGTGCTGGGTATCAAGAACTCAATAAATGGAATGTGCCTGTAGATAAAGTAGACGGCCTTTCAGAGGCACTAACAAATCTAGTAGCAGGTAAATTCGGTATCAATGCAACGGCAGAAGATGCACAGGTGGCATCGCAAGCAATTGGGCGTGCGTTCAATGGTGATGTGGCAGGCTTAACCAAGATGAAGATACCTCTTACAGAGGCACAAAAGGAAATCATCAAGAATGGTACAGAGGCCGAGAAGTTAGCTGCAATTAATGAAGTAGTTAATAGCACATTCTCTAAACAGAATGAAATATTAGCTAATACTCCAGATGGCCAACTCAAACGAATGAAAAACCAACAGGCCGCACTAATGGCAACTATTGGTAAATCATTATTGCCAATGCAAAAAGCATTTATAGATCTAGCTAGTACAATCATGCCAATCATTGCACCTGTAATACAGGATATATTTGGATTGTTTAGCGGTGCTTTTACATACATTGCACAAGTGGTAAATGATAACAAGGAAAGCATCCAAGAGAATCTAACAAGTGCAATGGGAGTAGTTAAAACAGTTATATCTGGTATTGGTGATGTGATTAAGTGGTGTACTCAAAACCTTGGATTCTTATTGCCTGTTATTAAGGCCGTAGCAGTAGGATTTGTTGCATTTAATGTTATTGGTAAAGTAATTCCATTAATTAGTTCAATAGCAGGGGCATTCACAACAGTCATTAGAGTAGTGCGGATTTTAAATATGCTCATGTTAGCTAATCCTATGTTATTTGCTATATATGCAATCGTTACAGCATTAGCATTGTTAATTTATAACTGGGATACAGTAAAAGAAGTAGCGTTATCCGTGTGGGATGCAATTTCAACATATGCATCTGAATTATGGGCGAGCATTGTAAGTGGATGCATGGAGTTTGTTAATAGCGTTATTGCTTTGGTTACAGAGTTATATAACGGATTTATGACAATCATTGCACCAATATTGGATGATGTAACGCAGATATTCAGTGGCATTATTGATTTCATCACAGGTGTATTCACAGGCAACTGGGATATGGCTTTCAATGGCCTTGTAAAAATATTTACTGGATATTTTGACATTATTAAATCTGTAGCAGAAGGTGTTCTTGGTTGGGTACAAGATAAGTTACAATGGGCAGGCGAAAAAATCGATGCTATTAAAGAAGGCGGTCAATGGCTGTACAACAAAACCGTTGGACGTGTATTTGATGGAGACCACAATAACGCAACAGGTACAGAGTACTGGAAAGGTGGAGCAACTTACGTTAATGAAAATCAACGTGGTGAAATTATCAATCTACCGAATGGATCACAAGTGATTCCACATGATGAAAGCATGCGACAATTAGCCAACAACAGAGGCAATGTTACTGTTAATGTAACAGTACAAGGCAATGTAATTGGTAATGAAGAATTCATGGATGCATGTGGTAATCACATCACGGATAAAATTATGTTAGCAATGGGCAACATGTAGGGGGTGTAATGTGAGATTTCAAGACAGTGCAAAGAAGGTTATGCAACAACGCATACAATCTAAGCAAGCTGAATTGCAAAAAATGGCAATTACACGTGCTACAAGATATGCTGATAAGCTATCGCATGGATTAGTGGGAAAAGTCTTAGATTATTTAGATAAGAAACCAACTACAGACATAGTATTTCATTCTGAATTGACAGATGAGTACATCACATTGCCTGTAGTACCTAATCCATTACCAACAATAAATGAGCCACAAAAGAATGAAACATTCAATGGATTAAGAGGTGATATTAAGTTAATAGGGCCGTTAGGTCTTAGAACATTAAGCCTTGATAATATTCTCTTACCTGTAGGGAAAGATTACTCATTCATTCGTGGCAATGGTACAGATGGACTACAATGCTTACAGTTCTTTCAAGCACAACGGCAAACAAAGGCCGTGATGCGGATATGTATTATCCAATCTGATGGGAACGAAATACTAAATATGCCATGTGTGGTGAATGATCTATCATACACATGGGATAAGGTAGGCGATATAAAAGCGACAATTGGTATTGAAGAGTATGTATACACCAATACATCTACTCAAACACAATCAGATACAGGCGGTGAAAACAAAGAGGCTAGTAAGGACACGAAAAGTACTGCATCCAGTACAGGAGGGAAGAAATGAAACTCCAATATACCAACGTAACAAAAGATAAAGAGGGTAAGGATGTTACAGAAACACGTGAAATTACAGCTTACACAAACAACTATGAAAGGTCAGATGGCATTGATACGCTAGGTCAAGAATTTACATTTGACTTAGCAGATAATCCATTTGATTTTAATATGATGGGTACACGTCTAGCAATTGGTGGCAAGATAGAGTTTAGTAATCAAGTAAGTAATAACAATAAGAGCGCTACTACAACATTAAACGAAGAACCAAAGGAAGAAGTAGTCTTTCTAGGTATCATCGTGAGCGAAAAACAGAGTGGTGCTAATAAATACACGTATACTTGCTTTGATTACTGCTTTTATCTCAATAAATCAGAGATTGAAATACAATTCAATGGAGTTAGTGGGTTAGAGGCAATCAAGAAGGTATGTAAAGAAAACGATGTACCACTTGGAAATGTGGCTGATATAAAGACTAAAATCAAGAAAATCTATCAAGGGCAACCTGTATCGGATGTAATAAAAGACATCATCAAACAGGCAACCGAAGAAACAGGGTACAAATACCGCCTAGAATATAGAGAAGGTAAAATCCATGTAGAAGATTATAAGGATTTGGTACTTGATAAGGTCATAACGCAACCAATTAACAATTACTCAAGAGATTTGAGCATGGAA